GAAACCATCAGGATGTTTGCGGGCCTACAGGGTGCTGGCGCCACCACGTCAATCTGCACGTCGGACACCGTGGCGAACCACACCGTAGGTCTGTGGCACGACACCACGAATCCGGCCAGCGGCTCGGGCGCGTTCAACCTCGTAACGAGGGACGGCACGACGACCACCAAGACGGCCATCAACCTGACAAATGCCATCGCGGCGAATAACGTTTATGACTTCATGATGTACTGCCCGCCGAACGGGACTGAGATTTTCTACAGGCTGGATGACATCGTGAACAGCGTGAGCTATACCGGCAGCAGCACAACGACGTTGCCCGGCAACACCACCTACATGTCGCCGCAGTGCCAGATGAGCAACGGCACGGCGCACACTGCTGCCGCTGCCGTTTCCATGACGCTGGCACGGATCTACGTGGAAGCCGCCTACTGATGGACCCGAACTACGCCACCTTCTGGAACGACTTCAAGGCCACCGCTGCATGGGCCGGGCTGGTCAGCATGGCCCGCTACTCCGATGCCGTGGAGCTGCGGCTGCTGCGGCTTCGGGTCGAGATCATTGAGGCCATCGCTGGCTACCCGAATCAGGCCGACATTCAGGAGGCCATCTGGCGGCTGATGGAGTTGATCGGCAGCCAGTCTGACCCGGCGCAGGTTGGCGAGCTGCTGGGGCTGATGGACGCCCACGAGCTGAGCGGCCTCTACACACTGCAGCCATGACGATGAAACGCGAAGCGATCTTCGTCGCCATCACCACCGCCCTGGCCGGCACGGCGCCTGCTGCGTGGCCGCAGTAGAATCGGCTTGCACGCCGAGCCGGCCATGTTCTTTCCGCTGGCTCCGGTCCTTCGCAGGAGACGCCGCTCGGCCATGGGATTCTTCGCCACCCGCAGACCGCTGCCGAGCCGGCGGAACGTGCCGCCCGAGTTTGAGTGGGTGCAGGTTCAGATGGACGTGACCCGCTGGGCGATCACGGGCGTCCTGGGGATCATCGCGCTCGGCGTCTGGAGCGGCGCCATGCGCTTGAACGATCTCGGCTACAGCATGGAAGCCGCACAGGCTGCTGACATCAAGCACGAGCAGACAAACGCACGGCAGGACGAAGACATCAAGAAGCTGGAAACGTCAATCACTGAACATGGCGTCTATCTTAAGCAGATCCTTGAGGAAGTAAGAAAGAAATGACTCTTGATCTACTGACCGAAGAACAGTTCCTTAATTTCTTCAGCAACTACAAAGGGCTGGAGGGGCAGCGCAAAGGGTTGCTGAATCTTCGCAAGCAGATGCTTGCGGCACGCCCTGGGTTGCTGGGCGCTGACAACGAATGGATCAAAGAGTATCGAGACAATTCCGATCCAGCCCCAGGTCGCGTGCTGCCTGGCTCCCCATTCTCAACGCGACTGACGCCGCACATTCGGCTTGGCGAGTTCGCGCTGGATCAGGAAGCACGTCGCTTTAACCATCAGCATCAGGTAGACACTGCCGCTGAGCTTGCTGCGTTTATGGAACGTTGCCGTGCAAAGTTTGGCGGCAAGCCCGTGATTATCACCAGCGGCTATCGCCCGCCTGCGATCAATCGTTCTGTCGGTGGCGCCAGCGGCTCCGAGCACCTATACAACGCCCCCGGAGTCGGTGCCGTTGATTTCTACATCAGAGGCGTAGATACGAAAGCTGTGCAGGATTGGTGTGACAGCAACTGGCCATACAGCCTCGGATACGGTGCGCCCAAGGGATTCGTTCATCTTGGCATCAGAGCGAATCGGCCTCGTGTACGCTGGGATTACTGATAACACAGCATGAACTGGACACAGATTCTCGCTGGCGGTGGCATCACTGAGCCGCCGGGCTATGCTGAGGCCGCAGATCCCAACGGACCCCTGGCCATGGCACAACGGATCGAACGCGAGCGCCAGCAGGCCGCTGCCCACGCCCGCAAGCCTGCCGCCAAGGGCAAGCCGAAGCCGAAGCCCAAGGGATACGGCAAGTGACCCCCGGCATCGTCAAGGCGGCGCTGATCACCGCTGCTGCGGGGGTCGCCGCTGGCGCTGTCATCAACACCGTGGACTGGGCGGCGTGCGCGGCGAACGGCGGCGGCCAAGGCTGCAACGAGTCGCGGAACATCGCCGCTGGCGCATGGACGGCGCTCGGGATGAACGCGCTGGCGCTGGCGACGAACATCATGAACGACGACGAGCCGCGCCGGAGCTAGACTCAGGGCAACCGGCCAGTGGCCGCGAGATCGGACGCCCCCGCCCTGATCTTTCCAACGAGGCACCATGCCTGTTTCCTGCACTCAATCTGTCCTCACCGGGCAGGATGGGTCGGTCTGGTTCAAGCCCGCCGGCACGAGCCACTGTCTGCTCGACCTGACCGACTTTCCGCTTGGCTCCAGCTTCGTGAAGGTGCCTGTCACCCACGACAAAAAGCCGGGCGATCCCGTTACCTTCATGCCCGAAGGCGGCGTGCTCGATTCCGAGCTGACCGCTGGCACCACCTACTACATCGGCCTGACCCAGCCGACTCAGGTTCAGATCCTGGCGTCCCTGGGTGGCACCCCCGTCTCCTTCAATGCTGACGGCGGCGCTCCGGCCTCCAACCGTGGTGCGGTGCTCACCTTCGGCGCCCGCGTCAATGGCTCCGGCTACGTCAACGGCACCTACGCCAACGTCCCTCTCACGGGTGGCAACGGCACGGGCGCCATTGCTGACATCACCGTGTCCGGCGGCGGTGTCACTGCCTGCGTTCTGGACACTGCTCCCGGCGCAGGCGGCGTGAAGTACGCCGTGGGTGACGTGCTGACCGCTCCCAACTCGCTGCTCGGCGGCACTGGGGCCGGCTTCCAGATCACGGTGGCGACCATCACGCCGCTGCCGACTGACAGCCCCGGCGGTCACATTCGCATCAGCTACGCCGAGTTTGCTGCAGTGGCGCAGGTGTCGAGCTTCACGATCAACATGACTCGTGAGCAGCTTGATACCACTTCGCTGCCTGCTGGCATCGGCCAAGGCCAGGGCAAGTACGCCGCCTTCCGCACCCGGCAGGCTGGCTACGCCGATGGCACCGGCTCGATGACTGTTCGCTTCTCACGCGACCAGACCAGCCTGTCGTCTCGGCTGCTGGCCAACTCCATGCTGCGCTCGCAGGATGGTGCTCGCGTGAAGCTCTACATCGACACGATCAGCGACGGCAACATCATCAATCCGATGCCGGACGACGTGGCTTCCAGCTACATCGAAGCGCCGATTTCGATCGAAGGCTTCGATGCCAACGTGACGCCCGATGATCCTTCGGAGGCAACGCTGAACTTCAGCTTTGCCGGCACCCCGACTCGGATCCTCAACGTTGATCTCTGATCAACGGTGCTGAAGCGACTGGCCTCCGGTTTCCGCCGGGGGCCTTTTGCTGTAGACTGTTGCGGCATCCCACCACTATTCAGACATGCGTGCGATTGACAGGCTGAAAGCCGCCGCAAATCTCAAGCCGATGCGGAAGGTTATCCCGCTGTCGGATGGCACTGACTTCGTGCTGTATCATGCGCCGCTGACCATGGCCGAGCGTGAGCGGGCGCAGAAGGATGCCAAGTCCGATGATGCCGGCGCGTTTGCGCTGCAACTGATTGTGCAGTGCGCCAAAGACGAAAACGGCGAGAAGCTGTTTAACGTTGCCGACATCCCCGAGCTGAAGCGTGCCGTGCGCGATGAGGACGTGCAAAAGATCATCGGTGCGATCCTCAGCAATGATGACGACGAAGGGGAGGCTCCGATGACGGCCGATGCCAAAAGCCCAGCAACTGGAAAAGGAGCTGCGGTCTGATGGTTTCATGATGCTCGCTTTCAGCGTGGCCAAGGAACTTCGTATCACCTTGTCCACGCTGTTTGAGATCATGACGTTTGAGGAGCTGCTGGGCTGGTCCGCCTACTTCGCTGTGGTCGCCAAGATCCGCAAGGAAGAGCAGGACCGGGCCGCTCGGACCCGAAGGCGGTAGACTGGGCCGATCCAGCTCGGTCTACCCACCTTGGCCTACACCGAGTATCTGG